TCGTCCACAGGGACTGAGTCAGGGTACGTCTTGGCCTTTGCCTGCTTTGGCTTGGCCACGGGCTCGTCCACTGGGGTGTCTTTGGGGTATTTCATTTAGTACATCTTTCCACGAGTTTTGCCTTTGGTGGCGATGCCATCAGCACGTTTAGAAGCAGATACAACGCCACCTTTAGCCTTAGAGACCGGAGGTTTGTTGCGGTTTGCCATTTGCTCCATGTTCAAAATTGCTTGTTTTTGGCGCTGATCAACTAAAGCCTTTGCAGCAAACTCCTCGCGGAGTTGCGCTAACTTTTGTTTAATTTCCTCAGACGGCTGTGCCATATCAGCACATCTTCCCACGAGTTTTGCCTTTGGTGGCGATACCATCAGCACGTTTAGAAGCCGAAGAGGCCATGCCGCCAGAAGCCATTTTCTTAATAACACCGCCACGCTTCTTACCATACCTGTCGGCATCGCTTTCTTTTCTTTCGTCCGCGCCAAACTCACGCAACTGTGCATTACTAAATTCTTCGCGGGGGCCCACGCCACTAACAAATTGCGTATCTCTCAGTTTTACATCTGGTCTCATTGGCTTGTACGGACTCATAAGTTTCGCTTGCTCGGCTTCTTTTGCAGCCTTAGAGTCAGAGCGCATGCCGCGATAAGCGCCTTCAGGCATTTTTGTTACCGGAGCACTTGGTGCTTTTGGCTGGGCAGCAACTTTTGCAGCTGCGCTTTTACCCGAGCTAGACCCTGTTGGGTCATACAACTCACCAGTTTCGGTGTTACGGCGAAGCGTTGACAACTTACCTTCTTCGTCGCGGATTTCACCCAAGTCCACAGGCTTAACGTCCACGGGCTTAGCGTCCACGGGTTTAACGTCCGCAGGCTTAACGTCCATACTTTTGCTTTTAACCACGTCTTTGGTTTTGTCTTCGCCCTTGCCTCGAGTAGCCATGTAGGCAAGCCCGGCCAATGCGGCTAAAGCAGCTAAATTCCCGGCTTTTTTGCTTGCCATGATGAGTCCTTAACAGGCTCTGCCGCCAGATTTCATCTTGATCATTGCGCCCTTGGTCTTACCCTTGACAACAACACCATCAGGCTTGGAGCTGGTTTTAACAGAGCCCATCTTGGTCATGCCACCATCTTTGAGGCCAGCGTGGGCTTTAGAAGCGGGTTTGCCAGCATGTTTGGCAAGTGCGGCTGTCATGCCGCCAGAGGCCATCTTTTTCATACCCATTTCGGACTTCTCGTGTTTGATCATGGATTTAGGAGCACCGGCTTTTTTCATGAAGCCGATTTCTTTACTAACCATTGCTTTAGATTCTTTCATATCGCCACCTTTGTTAAAAAGTTCTGTCTTACCTTGACGAGTTTTTGGCTCGTTTACCTTCTGAAGATCAGGTCTGGTTTTAGACCCACCAAACTTAACGCTTTTGCTTTTCTCGCTGAAATCCTTGGCTACAGACACAGGCACGCCCGCCTTCTTGGCAAACGCTGGGTTGTGTGCTGCGGCATCCATGAACCGCTTTTGCTTGTCACTTGTTGCTGGCATATTAAACCTTAACGATCCAGCCTTTGCCAAGCACAAAGCCGACAATCAACATACCAATCCAAATAAGCGCTTTTTCTACAACGGTCTTACCAACTTTTTTATAGAACTCGCCAGACATCTCTTCGATAGCCAACTTCGCCGCTTTTCTGGCAATGGCTTCTTCGCGGTCTGTTAACGTAATTTCGGTCATTTCAGCATTTCCATCTTGCAAGAGCAGCCGCCTTACGGGTGGGCTTGCCCTTTTCGTCTTTCATCGGGCCGGGCATACCGCTCATACGGGCGCAGAACGAATCCTTGCGTTTACCACCTTGGGGCTGTGGAGCCTTCAGGTTACTACCCGTAGCAGCGTTGTACTTGGCACGGCCTTTGGCAGTCAAGCCCGCGCCCTTGGAGATCGGCAGCTTCTCGCCGCGACCAACCGAGAGAACCGGGCCTTTTTTCTTAGCCATAAAACACCGTGATATGTGTGTTGGCTCCCAAGAAAAGGCGTATGCCGTAATGGGCAAGAATACCTTCGCCGGGAATCGGCACACTGTATCCAGTTTGATTTGATGCGTCCAATTGCAGCAGCACGTCGTTGTATACGGTGACATTTCCGCTGGCCGCACCCGAATTCGCAACAGTGACAGTAAACGTATTTGCAGTGGCGGCTGTTTGGACTTGGTACGGGTTATCCGTCAAATCCCAGTCCAGATAAACCCAATCGCCAGCCCTTAAACCATGATTAGCCGCTGTAATTGTCGCCGTAGTAGTGGCTCTTGCGTAAGTTCCGCTGATACTGATGTTATCAACCAAAACGGTGTACTCTGTAGCACCAGAAAACGGAAAAACAACCGCGCCTTTAAGGCGAGTACGGTACGGAACCATCAAGCCAGAAACTCCGCCGTGTTGCGATTTAACGTCAGTTTGCATGCTCATAATCAATCTCCTTTAAAAACGGGGCCGAAGCCCCTTGAGTTGATTAGGAGTCTGCGAACGGTGTAGCGACAGTGCCGGAACCAATAACATTCCCAGTCACCATGTACTTGTCAGCAGCAATCGCCACAATTTGAACCCATGTACCAGCAACGCCGCCGGTAGTTGTACCGTTCAAGTTGATGAAGTCATTGGAAGAACCGTTAGCAGAGAAGGCAACTACAGCACCAGATGTGTCTGAATCAATAGACATTACAGCGCCAACGTACAAGTCACCAGAAGCAGCGGTAACACCAATCTTCAATGAGCTAGTGGAGATAGTTGTAGGAACCCAGATGGTGTAAACAACGCCTTCGTTGTTCAGTGTATTGGGGTCTTGACCGGGGCCAGACGTAGTTGGGTTGGTAGATACATTGATTGCAGGTAACGTCAATGTCAGTGCAGCAGCCAAAGAGCCGCCAACAGAGATTATGCGGCCACCGTGAGCTTCGGGGCTCAATGTGGTGCTGGTTGTAATTTCAACAACAGCGGCTGGGCCTTGTTGATAGATGCCGCCCAACGAGCGAACTGGGCCTTGAAACGTAGTGCGTGCCATGATTTGGTCCTTACATGCAAGTTAGGCGTATCAGTCTGCATGTCGTCAGCCGGGACTGTCTGATACACCGGAAAGCCCGGATTAGCTGGAATATACACTTTTTTTGCGGCTTGTCAACAAATAAAAAGGGGGCCGAAGCCCCCTCTCGCATAGCCCGTTTGTGGCGAGCTACTGGTTCGTTTAGGTCGAACCGGACGAGCCGAACATACCCAATGGATCAGACCAGCCGAAGCTATAACGCTCGCGGGACTTGTAACGGACATTACCCGTGTCGAAGTCACCATCCATGTTATTAGTCATCGGTGTACGCACAAAGTGCTTCAAACCGTTAGGCACGTCTGTGCAGATGAACCAAGCGTTGGTGTCAGTCAAATAGTTGTTGACGGTGTAGCCCCCGGGGATTGAACCGTTGTTTTTCAACGCATTGATGTCGTTGTCAGCAGTGCCAACACGCAGACCAGTTTCCAACAAGCGAGTAGCAACGAATTGCAACGCAGGTGGAACAATCAGCTTACGAGGTTTAGCAGCGATCAACAGACCACGCTCATCCGTCCAAGCAGCGATCTGAATAACGGAGGCTTCCAAAGAAGTCTCGTTCAAATCAACTTGGGTCGAAGGAGTGTTGGAGTTAACACCACCGCCTACGGTTGGGTGCGAAGTGCTAAACAAAGGAACGCCATCACCACCGTAATAAGCGGAAGAGTTGGTGAAACCGTTGTTCAGAACAGCCGCAGCCTTGGTCTGCTTGGTATACGCCATAGCGCGAGCCAAAGACTTGGTGTAGCGTGAAGACAAGCTGTCGTACAGATTATCTTCAATCGCTTCTTCAGTAATACTGAAGCCAAGGGCGATGGTTTCGTGCGTGTAGCGGGTAGAGAAAGCTTCCTGCGCGTTGTCATAAGCGATGGCAGAGCCCTCGTTCTTGACAGGTGCAGCACCAAAGCCGGACAGCTTGGTTTCTTCCTCAAAGGAACGCTCAGAGGTTTCAGTCTCGTAGATTTCCTTGTGTTGCTCACCGTAGCGAGCGTACTCCATGCCAAACAAAGCATTCAATCCGGGGAGGAGTTCTTTAAGTAGTTGTGCGCGTGAAATAGCCATGATTTAGCTCCTTACAAACCGACGTTGTTTAAATACGAGTGAGCACTGGGGTTGAACTTAACCAACACATCAGTGAACGCATCGCCGATTGCCGAGAAGCCTTGAACCTCAACAAAGCCCACAATACGGAAAGCCGCAGCAGTGGTTTGCACTGTAGATTCCAAAGCGCTGGTTGAGTTACCAGTTGTAGTGGAACCTGTGCTGGTGCTTTGTACAGCGGCAAAGAAGGTGTTAGTGCCCAAAACGGATTGAGCGCCAGAACCATCTAGCTGTGCTTGGAACGCAACGCTTGGGTCGGTAATAACCTTAGCTGTTACCACACCGGTTGTGCCGGAAGGGTAGTACTGAGAGTTAATCACTTGACCTTGTGCATTGACGTACTGGCAACCGACGAAAACGCCGATTGCACCGATGCCGCTGCCGCCAAGGTTGTTGGTCGTAATGTCGGCACCAGTGGCGGTAGAGATGGCTAAATAGCCGTCCGCGCCAATAATGACCACCTGACCATAGAAAATATTGGTGGCTTCGCCAGCAGGGTCAATCAGAAAAGTCTGAGTTGCACCAGCATAAGGCATGCCATCAATACGGTTAATGGGACGTAGCCCATAGGGAGAAGCTGTAGCTGCCATTTAATGACTCCTAAAATTTATGTACCAGAACCGAAAGTGACTTTCGACTTTTTATCGACGATCATCGCCATATTAGATCGAGCGTCTCTATCACGGAGAAAAGTGTTGTCCACTGATTCCATCTGCATTCTGTTCTTTTCATCGTAGTGTTTCATACGTTGTACCAAAAACTCAGACGGGATGCGGCAGAGCAACAAACCACCCACTTCAATCGTTCCTTTAAAACGACCTTCAGTGGAAGCGTGCATCATGAGCTCAGGATAATCCTCTGCTTTGCAGGGTTCGTATCCTTCGCGTAACTTCGACGAAATGTTGCCCGGATCAGCTACACCCATAGTGCTTGTACGTACCCAACGGTGCGTCCAATCAGGTCGAGGGTCGGGTGATGGCAGAGTTTCAGGCGCACGCCACATCTGTGGGCGCAGCATTTCTACTCTGGTTTCAGAATCACGACTCTTACGGTTTTGTGTTTGCTGTTCCATTATTCATTCCTTCTAAGTAAAGCAACCTGTTTTGCGTATTCTTCTACTGACACCCCAATACGGCGAGCTATCGCCACTTCGGATGCCTTTAACCGAATACGGTTAGGTGGTGTGCTCCGGGTGGCAGGTGCCACAACGGAACTTGGCTTTGTTGCACGGCGCGTGGTTTCATCCTCGTAAGCCGGTTCTGACCTCTTTCTAGGAGGCGGGTCATATTCTTCCTCGTCGCTCTGAACATCTTCAAAATGCTCAGGAAATCTTTTACGCATGGTGCGGTCGATTGTTTTGAAGTAATCTGCGCTACCAATATATTCGACACCATACTC